GCTAATATTACTACTCTTAGTTTATTATCTGGAACAGGTGGATTTGAAAACGTTTCAACTTTACAAAGAAGATTAGTTACTAAAGTTCTTGAATTATCTAACTTAATTTACCATAGAGGTAGATTCGGAGCAGGTACATTCATGGTAACTAACGGACGTGTAGCTTCGGCTTTAGCTGATGTAGCAGGTTATTCAATTGCACAAGTACCTACGGATATGAGTGGAATTGCAGGTAATCTTTACCCAGCAGGAAAGGTATACGGAGTACAAGTATACGTTGATCCAAATCTTTCTTTCGGAGATACAAGAATATGTATCGGTAGAAAAGGAGCAGATGAAGAACCAGGTGTAAAGTTTATGCCTTATATCATGGCTGAGTCTTTACAGACAATTGCTGAAGGTACTTTCTCTCCAAAGATCGGAATGAAATCACGTTATGCAATTACTGAAGCAGGATGGCACCCAGAAACTCAATATGTGAATATGACAGTTAATGGTGACATGGCAGTGTTAACTGGAGGAGTTGCACCAGCTGCATCGCAGTAACTATTAGATTATTATCTATTAAATCAAGAGGATCCAATTGGATCCTCTTTTTTTGTGCTTATTTTTAAGAAGTTAAATAGCTCGTTATAAATAAAAAAAAGAACTTATTTAAATGAACAGCTTAACATTAAGTATAACACAGTATAGAATTAGAATAGTGGTTATATTGTTAGCTGCTATTTCTCCGTTTATATGTATATTTACATATGGATATAAACCGTCAATATCAAGTTGTTGGAATACTGACTTACAACCACTGTTTATTATATCTAATATAGCAACTTCATATTATATGTTTACAATAAGTAAATGGAGGATATCTGCTATATTATTAATATTAGTTACTGCTTTTTCATTAGTGTTATTCCCTAATGTGCATAATATATTAGCGGTATCGTTCTTTCTTGCTAATATTTATCCAATAATTAGTGCGAATCGTTTTAAATGGTGCATATGGATATATTTAACATCAGCTTTAGCATTGCCATTTAGTATGACAGTTGCTGAAATAATAGCGATTGGCGCGCTATGTTTATATCATATTTTAGTGTTGAGAAAGGTATATAAGATTACTAATAATTAGAGCTATAGTTGATATTTAGCTATTAAATCCATAATTAAGCCACTTGTTTTATTTCTAATTTCTTCTGGAATAGTATCTGGATTATAACATTCAAAATCAATGTGTTTATTTTCACCTGAAGTAAATATCACATGATATTGTTCGAATAAATCGGGCATTTCTAACTTCATATTAGCAAAGATAGACGATCTCTCAATAGGAGATATTTTACTGTTAAGTCTGATTACAAATATAGGATTTGGCGTATTATTCATTGTATTTAATTTAAACTATCTATTATATTGGCACCATAATATGCACTCAATTATACCCGGATCAATCTCCTCTAGATATAATGAATACGCTTTAGCAAATACTAAATCACTAGACCATGATAGATTATCAAGCGTAGTTGGAGTATTACATGCATCAAAATATCCATGACCTCCTTTTGCGAGGGTTTGGCATACTCCATTCATAAAATCTTTATTAGTTCTACGAACATCGGACACGTCTCTTCCCCATTTAATAGATTCCTTAATATCATTAAGGGTAGGTTGAACGAATGTACTAAGCATTTCTCGAATAACAGTAATAGAATCTCTGCGATTACTAAGATTAATTGATTTTTTAGTAGTATTATTCCAGCTTCTTCCGTAACTTATAACAGTATCTGACTCATTATCTATTTTATGTAAGTGTTCAATATATAAGAAAACAGATGAGTTATATTCAAGCGAGGCTTTAGAATACCTCATGAATTTATCTTTTTCATCTTGTACGTTTCCCTTAATTGCTTTTCCAGTTCCGTTTGCCCAATCTATAAAATCTTGATGTGTAAAGTTTCCATAGTTAAAGGCAGTTTGATTATTAGGGTTAACCCAAAATGACTCACGTTTTAATAATCCAACATTAAACTTTGGAAACTTTCTAGCATTATTAAATGATTCCCACTTTTCAATAACACTTGACGTGTTTATTAATTCAATATGCTTAACCGAATCTATTATCTCAGGAATAGTTCTATCCTCAATGATTTTATCGGCGGTTTTTAGTTTACGGGATTTATTTATTTTCATTGTTTAATTATTATACTCCTTCTTCAGTACCTTTTTAAGATCTCCCAAGTCCGTTATATACATATCAGTAGGTTGAAGTTTTCGCATATTAACTAATTCCTTATTTTTATCAGACTCTTGATTTAATAATTCTTGGTATTTTTCTTTAGTAAGAGTATGAATTGCCATTGATAGTAGATACGAGAATGATCCATCTATTTCATCGAATTTATATTTAGTTAATTCTCCAATTAACACTAATCTAGCAACATTGTTGATTTTTAATTTTCCGTCGATAATCATCTTAATAAATCTAGCCTTGTTAGAAAGATTAAGTAATTCACGTTTTATCTTGTCGATTATAAACGCTTTGCGCTTAATGTAAAACTCCATTCTAAATTTAACAAAGTATTTAATTATATCAGTCGCACTATTAAATATCTTTAGTTTTCCAAATTCATCAAGTACCGTGAAGTTTTCAGTTTGTTTCTCCTCCATCTTTAAGAACCTACTAATCTTATTACCTGCATGAAGGCCAGTTAGCGTCGATCTGCTCATTTTGATAGTATAGTTTATATCAGATTTACAATTGTTATCGTATGATGATATTCGCTTATCATCCTCTAATTCATTCATATAGCTATCGAACTTTTCATATGTAACAGATGGTGGTAATTCAGTTATATGAATAGTCGTTGTATTTTTCAATTCGTATTTTCCTCTAAATAACCATGAGTTTTCGCTATCTGGATTCGGTACAACCTCACCATTAAATCCATTGATCCACGGCGTAGGTTCTTTAAATCCTTTTCCGTTTAATTCCTTTAAGCAACATTCGATTAATTCTAAGGGATTACGATTTAGGATTGATGTAGCGAAGCCTACGGCTATACCTGAGGATCCGTTTAATAGTACAGTAGGAATTATTGGAAGGAAGTATTCGGGTTCAATCTGGGACCCTTCTTCATATCTCGGAGATAATAATTCAAAGTCCTTATATATTAATCTAAAATTCTCATGTAGTTTAGTAGAAACATATCGAGGCGCTCCTGCGTCAGGTGATCGTAACGATCCAAACTGACCGATTTCTTTAAGTAGCGGCATCGAATTTTTAAACTTTTGTGCCATTCCGATGATTGCCGAATTAAGAGAAGAATTGTGTGTTACTATTTTAGAGTTGCGACCAATTACAAAATTATGATGCTTATCTACGGTTATATCATAGAATTTCTTAGGAGATTCTAGATTGTTTATTTTAATAGATTTTATTTTCATATGTTATCATTTATAAATGCTTTACACAAATTAATATTGTTTTCTATATCGGAATCACTCCATATTTCAAGAATCTTGAATCCTTTATTAATCGCTACATTATTTTTTATTTTAGTCTTTCTAATATTCTCACTTGATGTCTCATTAGTAAATGCAGATTTCCATTCATTTAACTTAGTCAATTCCCATGTAGGATTTGCATGAAATCCGATACCGTGATATTCAATTATTATATTTCTAGATCTAATACAGAAATCATAGAAATATGTTTTAGTACCGGTATTAATGAAATATTCAGACTTAGTACCATGTCCTATGTATATATCAGATTCTAGTATTCCTAACGATTTGCATAATTTAGATATTGGATTAAATATTAACATTGATTCAATTGACGCTTTTCCGAATACGCCTAATCTTGGATCATATCCTATATCTTTGATGAATCGATGATGTCTATCCCACCATTGGTTCTTAAGTAAATCTGGATTATCTATTAGTGTTTGACGAAGTGTTTCTTTCTTTTTAGTTTTAATATCATCAGATTTCGATATATTATCTACACCGTATCGTGCCAACATAGTAGCTTCAATTGAATCCTTTACCGTATCCCTTTGAAAAACATTAGATATTCCTTCATTTTCTAGTAGTTCTAATTGCATTTTAATTTTAGATTTCGAATTCTTAGAAAAGTTATGCGGAGCTCCCTGTGTTAACATATATGTTTTCTCCTTTAGGTTGGCTGCACATTTTTTAGAACACGTTTGATTTTGATAATGTTTAAATTCACTATTACAATTTCCACATCTCTTAATTTTTCTACATTCCTTACATGTATGTAGAAATCTAATAGGACTGTTATTGATTCTATTAATATTTAGATATGGACTGTTATTATATATCATATTGCAATTTTCACATTTTAACCCCATGATTGATAGCTTTTATTTTATTTATTAGGCTAAATATCACCAAGGTGATGGATTATGATTTTAAATTTAATATGTCATCATCTTCCTCTAAATCTTTAGCTTTAATCCATCCGCGCTGAGTTAAGAACGGATGATTGTCTGTACATTTGAATATACTACCATCTTCCATTTCAATTTCATACTCAAGATTAGTAACTTGACCTATCCTAGGAGAATGACCGATTGCTTCTACAAATTTATTAGTAGATTCATCAAATGCTAAAACTTTAAGTTTAGTATCTCGATATTTTTCAAACCATTCATGTATTGTGATATATGAACCGTCACTTAGTAATATCTCAGTATTAGGATCAAGACAGTCACCATGATGGTAGTGTGCACGGGCTGCTATTAGTCCGGTAAGTTGGAATACTTTATATGGTTTTTCATTTCCGTTCTTCCAAACTTTATTAGCGATGTATACTACTTTACGCTGTGTTGGCTTTAATCCATCAATAATTGACGGTATAGCACGGTGTTCAATCACATACTTAGCATACTCATGATAATCGGTATCTAGGTATTCTGTTATTGTTGCATTATCCTTCATATTTAATATTATTTGTATTAATTTTACTATTTGTCCAAATTGATTCTACAATGTCATCTTCGTCTCCTATCATTAAATTGTCAACATACGTCGGAATTTTACGTAAATCTATTTTGAAGCGCACTAGATTAGAATTGCTAAACATCAATGCTGCATCTGCATCATCTATCCTAGTAAAAAAATAAACTCTAGGATCTTCATATAATCCGTTTATTAGAATATTATCATCCCATGGAGAACCTACAAGTGATTTACTATTTAATGAATTAATAGGAATTAGTCCATTTTCCATTATATTTTCAATGTTCTTACGATCAGAATAGTGATATCCATATTCTATATCGATTTTTTTATTTTCAGTCAAAGCGGACATAATAATGTTAAATGCATGGTAACTTTTTATTTTTTCTATAAATGTTGGAATAAAACCAAATTTTTTCAATTTAAATAATCTTGGAATGATAATATCAAATACTATTTTATCTGGGTGATCGATAAGATCGAAATCACTAATTCTGATAATAAGATTACCATTTATATGCTATCATATTTTACAACCTTAACTTGAATTCCATTTTTATATGCTAGATTAATCATGTGCATGGTACCTTTACTTTCTCCATCCCAAAATGCGATTAGAGCATCGGCATATTCTGCCATTTCTGTATTTCTTTTGAAGCCTGCTCCTTTTCCAAATTTATCCCAGTTAGCAGGAAACTTCTTTATTTTTAAGTTAAGATCCGACGCGTATTGTTCACCTAATAAATCTGCGCCACTACATGTTCCACTTATTATTTCAATATTTGATTTATCTATTTTTTGAAATGAATGATTACAATATTCCTTAAGTTTAGTGTAATCATTAAAATCTCTTCCTCCTGCTATTATTACTCTCATATAATTAACTTACTCCTTGTGAAAAATCCTTAGCCATCTGTTTGGCGTCTTCCATTGTTTCAGCAGTCCATTCTCCCTTACCCCATACTTCAGGATATTCTGAAAATACACCAGAGATTTGACCTCTCAGTTTTTCATTACGTAATTTATTGTTGTATGTATATTCAACATATATTCCTAATTTACCATCCTGTGTTTTTTCTATGGCAATAGGATTAGTTTTATGCGTATCACCGTCCATATCAGTATCTCCCCAAAATCTTAAACAATAATGTTTGAATTCCTCTTTATTTTTAGGTTTATAGTGACAATACTCAGGCTTACATTCACTTCCTATAGTAAATCCAAGCATAGCACGATGTGACCATCCATACCATTTATTTTCCTCATGGTTAAATCCCAGCGACATTATATTACCTCCACTTGATTGTAATTGATCCACTACTCCTCTTTTTAATAGAAATTTGAGTTCATCTTCCATTCCAACTCGTGTAGCATACGATCCATCAAGTTTAGAATAATAGATCATATTATTTTCATCGTCTTTAATAGTACTTGGTTTGATGTCAAATGATTTAGTTAAAAAATCATTCATTACTTTTTTAGTTATTCTTTTCATGTTTTATTAAATTTTTCTATGTTTTTGTTTAATTCTTCTATTGTTATCCATGATTCTATGCCTTTACTCCTATTGATCTTTGCATCTAGTATTTGAAGATTTAACACGTGACCTATTATATTAGGGTTAATACATTTTTTAAATCCTTCAAATATTGAATGTATATGATCTAGATGATTTCCAGTCCTAGATCTACCTTCTAGTAACCATCCTGCATTATATTTAAGTATAGATTTATTAGTTGCACACCATACTTTCTTCTTATATAAATCAAAGGGCTTACGGTTTTCATCTGATATCCAATCTCCATTATTAATTTTAGTCTGTTTAGCTTTTTGTATTCTAGATTCTACATTTAACTGATATGGATTTTCAACTCCATATCTGCTTGTTATTGTATCTTTAATAGTATCACGTATACTTTCAACTCGCATTGGATATTCCTCTCCATATTTATCGATCATTCCGTGTCTAAGTTTATCGATATTCATCTTCATATTATCAGATGCCCACTTTCTCCAAATAGGATCTTTCATGAATTTACCATTAGTATCTTCTAAATAACACTTTCTACAATTTTGACCACGTAAGTGATTTTTAGGAGTTTGTTCAAATTCTCCATGTCTATCACATAGTATTGATACTTTAGTATGGAGCATATCATATTCTACATTATCATAATTATATCGGTCTCCGTGCATTTCTTTAAATCGTATCACTATTTCAGTTGTTGTTAATCTTCTTCCACTTGCCATAATATGCTTGCCGCTTTTTATTATTTATAAGAGCGGCAAGCTCTTATCTTAAAAGTCGATCCTTTCTAAGATTGGAGTCTTTTCCAAACCATGCTTCTAAGGAATGTCTAGCTTCTTTATCATATGTAATTTGTACAATGGCAGGATTATTTAATATTTCTTCATATTCCCTATCGTCGAGTGACGCTAATCCCTTTTTATATTCTATCTCCCACGATGAAACATTAATAGATTTCTTATATGACCAAATCTGATATTCACTGTTAGTATAAAAGGTCTCCATTTGCTTTCCTTTTTTAGCTACAACCAATGGAGTCATAACTTTATATATTATACCTTTTTCAAATAATTCTGGCCAATATTTAGCAAAGAAGTTTATTAATTGACCCGCAATTGAGTTTCCATCAGGATCTGCATCGGTGTATATGTATACTTTACCATATCTTAAATTGATAGGATCTTCTCCTAATTTAAGACCAATCGATCCCATTAATCCTTTTACTTCTTCGTTTTGAATAACCTTTGAATTAGGTAGTTCATGAACATTTATGAATTTTCCCTTTAGTGGAAACGCTCCCATTTCCTGTGTGTTCCTAAACTTACGCACGGCTGATAGTGCTGAGTTATGTGACATTATTCCATTAGCCAGTATAAACGTGGCATCGCCATTTACTCCTATGTCAACCATATTTGCGTATCCTGAATCTTCAATAGATTCAATATCACAAAGTTGCAGAAAATTATTCTCCATATTTTGATGTTTTTACGTTTAATAATAATTCAGATAATTCAATTGAATTATCTGATCTTTTACTTGAATTTTTAGATTTAGTAATATAATCTATATTTTCTATATTACCTATTATATCTGGATTTATACCACTTATAAATCCACTTTTTATACTAAACATATGATAAATTGTTAATTTTGATTCTTATTTATATGAAGGCGCCTTCATATTTTTGTAAATCCAATAAATACATGTAAATCTTCACGTATATCTTCAGCGGGTACCATACTAAATGAATGTTCAAGTTTATCAAATACACAAATCTTAGTATCATGAGATGATACAATAATTTCACCATTATCTAATATTAAATTGTATTTATCTAGTATCAGTTCATTCTTAACTATTAGGTTAAATGAATCTATGTTACATAGTTTGTTCTTAACAATCTTATGAACATTTATGTTTATATTTTTAACCTTTATATATTCAAAAGTTTCAGTATTTGAATTGTATATAAATAACCTGTGATTTTCCGATAACTTAATATGTGATCCGTCAGTTAATTTTATAGTTTTAGATTTTTCTATTTTCTTAGAGACCTGGTATACTTCTTCTATTTTATTATCGCATGATATAACACAGTCATTTATGTTTATATTTTTAATCTTTATATTAGAAATTAAACCGCCTCTCATTACTATAATTTCAGTATCTTCATCTATGCACATTCCTTCATATACTCCAAGTATACATTTAGATCTATCACCCTTCTTTTGCGCATCGATTAATTTACCAACTCTTCCTCTGTCAAGAGACTTATTGAGTTTTCTAAGTTCTGCACGTTCATCTGCTGCATGTTTTCGTTCAACCCAGTCTAGAACAGATTGAATTATCTCAGATTTAAATATCCTTTTGGCTATAGATTCAGTTACATCATGTGATGTTTTAAATTTTCTAGTCTCAGTGATTAGTTTCTCTTTGGTTTGAGATGAGAATGCTGGGTTTACCACCATACAATCAATGAATACATATAAGTGGTTACGAATATCATTAGGTTTAACATCAACTTTATGTTTATTTTTTATCATATCTCTTAAGTGTGATATTAGTTGATTCGTAATATAATCTACGTGTGTTCCTCCTTCTTTTGTATGTACAGAGTTTACAAAGCTAATGTTATTGAATCCATCTTGTGATTTTGCAAATCCAATTCTCCAATCCTTTGAATCTTCATAGAAATATTCATCATTAACATATAATTTAATATAGTCTTCAAATTTTCTAAATTTAACATCCTTTGATGTCGAGTGTCCATCTTTTACTGTTGATACCTTAATCTTAAGTCTAGGATTACATGCAGCCGCGTCAGCGCATCGTTTATATAATATTTTATAACTAATATCATCGATTTTTTTCATTTGGAATCTAGGTAGATCCGGAGTGTATGATATTTCTGTAAAATTCTTAGTAGATTTGCTGATTTTAGCGGTAGATCGCTTATTCATGTTATTGGTGAACGTTTGCTCGAACCTATCTGTTCCGTCACATGTTTTAATAATAAACTTAGTACTGAATATGTTAGTTAATGTTGCGCCTACTCCATTTGTACCAGCCGTATCACGGTCTTTACTATCATCAAAACTACTTCCAGCTTTTAAATTAGCGAATATCATTTCAGGAATCCATTCTTTATGCGTGGAATGCCTTTTTACAGGTATTCCGCCATTATCCCAAACCTTTATTTCTCCTGAATCTAGGTTGAATGTTACCTTTATCTCGTTTAGGCTTTTGGTTTTACGATGTTCATCTACTGAGTTTGATAGTATTTCATCAAATATTTTTAGAAATGCAGGGTTGTATGTTACTTTTTTTAGTTCAATATTATCACCGTCAAATATATGGTGATTTCCAGTGTGTGGTTCAGTAGATCCAACATACATTGAACTTCTTGCGAGTACATGCTCAATGTCTGTTAGTTTTCTATATTTATCTTCTATACTATGTTTCATGTTGTATTATATTTTAAAAGATGTGAACGGTTTCGCTATTATTAAAATTAGATATGATAGTGTTCTATTGAAATAGAACACTTGCTTTGTTTTTTAACATTATCTTTATACCATATTAAATCTAAATTGTGTATGATTCTATATCATTACTCAGTGCAATGGTTTCATTATTATATTACGGATACGTTCCATTAGTTCATTTTCCATGATGATTATTTATTTATATATTTTACCTTTAATGCATCTCTAAAGTACTGAGGTACTCGTCGTTGAAGCACTTGATCAAAACATGTGTCTAATACATAAGTCTCTGCCCAGTCATCTTCATTTCTAACTGATCTACCGTATGATTGCATAATCTCAATTAGAGTTTTCCAATTGTACCAGTCAGGTTTAGTATCTAATCTTCTTTTTATTTTACTACTCTGTAGATTGGGGAATGGTACTTTTAATATAATTTGAAATCTTGATAGTTCATCCTTTAAATCAATACCATTCATCATTGATGGAGAAACTAAGACCGTTTCAAATTCAGATTCAATATGATGAGTTAATGATTCTTCTCGTGTAGATGAGTCATGTATTAATAATCTATCATCTTTAATGTTTCTGCGAATCCAATCACTAAATTGATAGTTACCAGAGTGTATAATTCCCTTATACTCTTTATTTTTTTCTAGAATCTTTTTAATTACAGGAATTGCTATTTTAAATGTTTCCTTCTTATCGTAATATGACATCTTACCGAATTTTAGATATATAATTGGGCGTTTCTTAACATCAAACGGACAAGGTAATTCCAAGTATGAATATTCATCATCATTTAATCCCATAAGAAATCCCATCATATTGGGGTCGAGTATAGTACCCGACATCATTATTACGTGGTCATATTTATTGAAAAACATGTCTTTCATGTATGCATTTCCCCATATCGGTTCTACTAGTATTCTAGTTTTACCATTTTGGTCTAAATCTTTTTCAAATACCCAGTTTGTGTTGTAATTGTCTTCGTCATCTATGAACCTATTATACTTACACATTGATTTGTCACAATGATCCGCTTTCTTAACAGATTCTGCTCTTTTTTTCTTACTGCTAGTGGATTTGGCTTCTTCGATTAGATCAACAATATGTTTAGTTAATCGAGGTACAATTACCTTACTTATATATGATGATAATTGGCGTAATGTTGTTATTTCTTCTAGATCAGCAGTCATCCCGGGTTCCCATATACCTAAGTTATCTAAACTTCTCTCAGAAAACGTAGATGCAATGAAATCGCAGAATGCTTCTTCGAACGAATGAGCTTCATCAATAATAAGGACGTTGGCTCCACGATCAGCTAATTTATCAGGAGCATACATTGCATACGCCGTAAGTAAATGATAATTTGTGATACTGATTCTTTCGCGTTGAAATTGACTAGATGCTATAGTATGAGGACATGCTCCACATTTTTTACCCTTTACTTTATTTAACATTTTAGCTTCTCCGCAGTTCATTAAATTGGATCTACACCAATAACTTCCTTTTCCTTTAAGAGATGCCATAAAATCAAAATCGTTAGTGTATTGATCCTGTAGTAGTTTAGTGTTTGTTATAATATCAAACTTAGCGTCCTTATTAACTTCTTTTTGATACCAATCGGCTATCATAACAGCCGCAAACGATTTACCAGTTCCAGTAGGAGCATCGATCATCATGAATTTCATTTCCTTGTTAACAACAGAGTCTTTTACGAAATCCAATATCTCTATTTGTTGTGGCCTAGGCTCATGTTTTAATCTAATATCCTTCATATGTTTTTGTTTTTACTATGTATAATACCGTTTTATACTAACCGTTAGGTTTAATTATTCAATCCTCTATTATCAACCTGCATGCATCACATCGTTATAAAACATTTACAGAAATTCCTCAATTTTGTGAGTGTCTAATCCTGTATATGTGTGTATTAACTTACGTAAATCTTTTCCGCATTGCATTACCATATTTTTTCTGTCCTCAAAATCCATTTTATCGTAGTCTTGATTGTCATAAACTTTGTCCATCAGTGCAGTTTGAAAAATCAATATAGTATTTAAAAAATCCCTATTTGAATAGTTCGGTTTCTCCGCACCATTTTCACTTGCATTTTGGTCTAAAATATCATTCGCGATAATTTCTAATGATTTGTTATGTGTTCTCATAAACCGTGTTTATTAATTTAGTTATTTTTAGGTTTGTTTATCTTAATAATTCTACATCAGGTATTGTAATGTTATGTTCTTTACGGTATTCTAATTCTTTAATGTATAATGGTCGATGTGGATGGTCGATTCTAACAAAATCAATAGATGCTTTAACCCATTCGTCATTCATGTCGGAAAGTGATGCTTCTCTAAATGATCCTATGCCATCCTTGCCGTATCCAGATCTTCCGATTTTTTCTCGAAGTTGCTCAAATGTAAATAATGATTCAATTTCAATGACTTCGACTTCAGTCCATGCTGCTACATGTTTAACGTTTAGATGTTTCATTGTGATTTCATCTACTTCGTAACATAACGAATACATTCCATCTATATGATCAAAGTATATTAATTCATCGGTAGAAACAGGGCGAGACCCGATTGGTGTAGAAATCTCAGCACTTTTACCAACATTTTGAGGATTATCATTAGATTCTAGATACTGTTTTAGTAAAGGTCTAACATAGGATCCTCTCGGCACATCATATAGTTTCATAGTTATATATTTTAAACTAATTTACTTAAAAAGTTGCATAGTTTAAAGATAAATAATAAAAAATAATCTGGATACCATGAAGAAAAATCCTGTAATGAACTATAACTCTTTTATGTCGGCATTTAAGTCGGCAGAGGGAAAGTACTCAAAAAAAGCTAACATCACTAATAAAGATAATGGTGGTAAAACAATTAACCAAAGCTTAGCTAGCGGATCATCAATTAAAGGAACTGCGGCAATTGACAAATTTACTAAAGAGCATTTAGCTAAGGTTAATAAGAAGAATATCGTAGGTAAAAAATAATAAGACACCTGATGAATAAAGCATTTGAAAGCTTCAATGACTTTAGTCTTTTCGAAAAGAAAGGAGATCTAAAGAAACTTGTAGGAAAGAAGAAAGATGAGGAGTTAACTACTAAAGATGCCAAGACGATTGGAATTAAGGTTGCTAATATGGAAGGACTTGAGAAAAAGAAGTATGTCGGTATTATTAATTTCTTAGGAGCGTCATGTAGCATATATAATGAACTTTGGAAAAACTATAAAATTACTAGAAATAGAAATAATAGCGAAGAGAAAAATAAGTAATAAATATTTAAATTACAAACACGAAGTGAGACATCTTATAAATTTCTAGCGTTGTGCTATATTTAGATATATGATTATAAAGAAATTATATTTATAGAAACTTTATAATAAAACCAAATAAATAATTAAAATAACACATTTAACATGGCTGGATTACCACATTGGGATAACGCACAAGCTGCAACTAATTACTTCGAACCGATTTTTCAGAATCAATTCGAGGTTATTATTACCCCACCTTCTGCAATAACAGATAATGTTGATCTATTAGTAGAACAAGTAATATCTGTATCAGGACTTCCTGAACTATTTACATTAGCGAAAACCGTACAACAATATAAATTCGCTAAGCGTGCATATGCTGAGGCAACTCCAAATGATACATTAACACATCTAACAGTTGTATTTGAAGTCAATCTTAATGATGATAATAATATGTATGTTTATAATACATTAAGAGGATGGGGAGATTTAATCTATGATCCACTTACAGGAAGACAGGGATTAAAGAAAGATTACGTTGGAGAAATAGCAGTAGTTGTATTTAATAAAGCTGGAGATATATTCAGAGAATATAAATTCTCACCTGCATTTTTAGAAGAACCTTTAACTCAGATTACATTATCATATGTAGAAAACACTATTTATAAATTAACGGCAAAGTTTGTTTGTGATAGCTTTAAAGAAACTAGAGTAGGTCAAATTGAAATATAAAATAATTATTAATTAGAATGGAAATTTTTTGATATACATAGAAGAGACGTTTATAATTTTGATGATTATATGGATCTTAAAAAACCAGGATTTGGTGGACCTAATTCAGGTAAACTTTTAAAGGATACTAAAGGTAATGAAGTGAATAAGGATAGGAAACTAAAGGATTTTCAGAACATAGTAGTTAGACATGATCAATTTAAGAACCAAGTATACGACCCAACGTATAAAGCAATGGGAGGAGATTTAGTTCATAAACAAAGTAATGGTAAAAATCCTTATTCTTACAAGGATTCATACGATGATATGGGAATTCCAGTTGTTGTTGTTAATAAGAAGAAAAGTAAGTCGACTAATGAGGGTAAATGTTACTCAGATTTTTATTCGTTTATTATAGAATCTGCTAAATTAGATGATACAGATTGCGATTGCGGTAATACTGGAGAATGTACATGCGATGAGAAACAACAATAATGATAATATGAGACAAGATAATGATAATGTATCGAAAAATGGGTGGTCCGAGTATGGAAGATTGGTATTAGCCGAACTTCAAAGATTAAATGCAGGACAAGAGGAAATGAAAATAGATCTCGATGCTAAATTTCAGAATCTAAATGATAGAATATCGGAGTTTAAAACATTAGAGAAAGAGGTTGTAGATATTCAAGAGTGGAAGAAATCCGTCATTGAAATATGGTCTCCTACTCAAATGCAGCAATCAAAAAATGAAATTTATAAACAAAAGGGTTATTATCAGCGAGTTATTGGAATAGTAATTGCTATTCAAGTTGCATTCTCGTTGTTTATGATGTTTAAAGATAAATTATAATAATGGGAACCGTTGGAAACATAGATAATATAATTAAATTAACAGATACTTTGAGTAGAGTTGAGAAGAACTTGAATGAAGAGATGGAAATTTTAGAATTTGTGTTAGATACTATAACCGATGGATACTGGGATTTACATATTCCAAATGGCTACCAATATTTAAGTAGTAAATACAAAGAAATGTTAGGGTACGGAGTTAATGAAATGGAAAATGCACCAAGTGCATGGATGGCAATAATTGATAAGGTTGACCTTAAAATAACATTAGACAATTTTAACAAACATGTGGATACTAATGGTGAACATCCGTTTGATCAAGTGGTAACATATACTCACAAACTCGGACATAAGATAAAAATCAGGTGTACTGGAAGTATTGTGTCATGGAATAAGGATGGCACTCCTCTAAGAATGGTTGGTATCCATCAATTAATTAAAGGCGAACAATAGAAAGCTGCTCGATTCGATCAAGTCCATCACTATCAAATTCCTTAGGCTCAATTAAATTAAATTTAAATATTATAGGATGGTATTCGTCCTCAATAAATTGAATCGCGTTAGATATTAACGTAATAGACAGGTTAGAATTTAAATAAATTATATTTTTATACTTTTTATTTTTAATGTGTATAGCTTTATCTAAAAGTTTTCGTATTTCATAGTTTATAAGAAATGATTGAACTTTATTAGGAATAATGAACTTAGAATCAAATTTATCTTTAATTATTTTATTAACATTTAATATGTAATCATCCTTATTCTTCTTATAGTGAACTGTTGTGAAACTTCTAAACTCTCTAATAAATATTATATTTAATGTTCTATCTTCTATTTCGTCTTCCATATTAGTAGGTTAATTGAGATACTGTGATACCTGATTCTTTTAGTATTTTTAATCCATCTAAGTCTCTATATTCTTCCTTGTAAATTACATGCTTAATACCAGTTTGAATAATCAATTTTGAGCATTCAGTACATGGCGAAAGAGTGACATATAGAGTTGATCCATCAGCATTACCAGATGCATTTTTTGCTAATTTAGTAATAGCATTTGCTTCAGCATGTAGTACATACCAATTAGTGTTGCCATTAATGTCCTCACAATCGTTGTTGAAACCTGCCGGTGTTCCATTATATCCATCAGATATAATCATCTGATCTTTTACAATTATTGCACCCACTTTCTTTCTTTTACAACATGAGTTACTAGACCATTCACTTGCCATTTTAAGATATGAAATATGTTTTATATGTTGTTTATCGTTCATGCTTTTTAATAATTGAATTAATAAATGATTCTATTTTAGGTACACTAGTATTAGATTTAGTATTTAGTGTATTTCCCTCAGGAAATACACAGGTTGCTATAACTATTATAGCAAGCCATTGGCTATAATTAATTCCAAGATTTGTTAAATCTATTAATGTATAGTTATAAAGTATATAACATATTAATGCAAGTACGGATTGTGATGCTAGCCATGATATTATATTAATTATTAATTTCATCTTTTATATTATTTTGAATCCAGCTATATACTGGGTCGTTTGACACCATTGTATCATCTTTATGATATTTTTCAAGTTGTTTTAATTTAACCATTGGAGAACCACTTGTTGATATTAAATTCTCAGTTAAAGTTGGAAATACTACATCATGCCATTCTTGTGAAATCATATCCCTTACTAAATCAAAATGTCTTTCGTATATATGATAAGAATCAACATTATGTGTATACGATCCTAGTGTAAGATTAGGATATTTTAACTGTAGGTGCTTTAACATCTGTTGTTGTAACAATGTAAAGAACGCGATATCTGTTGGTGTACCTAGAATAGCATCATTGCTTCTCATGTTGATAGATAGGTACAACTTATCATATCTAATATGGAATATTCCATACATAGTACATACAAAATCTTTGTTTGACATATATTGATGTTCAGGGAGATTAAAGTGCATTACTGCCTGTCTTGAATCTTTATCGTTTAATAATGAATCTAATGCCCACTGATATTGAGTAGTTCCATACCTATTCTTATTTTTAAATAGGAGGTGTCCGTATGAAGAGTTTACAGTTCCATCTTCGTTTTGAATCTTTTTCCAAAACGAAGCGTATTCACTTATAAATTCAACATCACGTCGTCCTGAAAAATACCAAAGTAATTCAGCAGCGATATATTTATTCTGAGATCCTCTTCTATTATTATTATATGTTGACAGCATTGGGTTTTTAATCTCTAATGAAATCTGAAGATTCTCCTTAACCTTCATTCCACGAGGTTCAGTTTCAAACTGTGGGTTTAAGAGTAAATCATTTAAACTTGTAGAATATACATCTGCAAAACTATCACCTGAGTAAATTTTCATACTTTATATTTGTTATTTTATACCTTAGTTATTACGCTGGTTCTTTGTTTTTTCTAATATTAGATGATACTTCAATCTCTGAAAAATGATTTGGCATCGTTACATTTATACGTTGATCAAAGAATTCTTCTGGAAGAGACTCATGTGATACTACAAATATTGTCATATTATACTTATCTGCGTATTCTCTAAGTATTTCAATCGCCATATATACATTGTTCTTATCTAGTCCACTAAATATTTCATCAAGAAACATAACATTCATATTATTATGTTTTAATTTAATCAATTCAATGAATGATAGTAGTACGATTAGGTTCATTTTCTTCCTTTGACCCGTTGATAGGCTTTCAGGTGAAATGTCCATTCCTAGATATCTAATAATCGGGTTAAATTCATTATCAAACTCGAAGTTAAACTTGAAGTCTAATCTATTTGATATTTCAGTGATTCTTCCGTTAAGTAAAGGTATCACTCTGTCAATTAATACACGCTTAATACCCGTATCAGATAATACCTCATCTAACATTCCAAATAGTTCTAGATTATCTCTATATTCTTTAGAATCATTTTCAGATTGACTAATATCTGCCTTTATTGTGTTTATGATATTATTAATTGATTCCTCCTGTCCATCGGGTTTCTTATTACTTGCTGCCGCTAGAATTTCTGCTTGTAAACTTTTAATATCTGCGTTTATCGCATAGAATGCTTCCTTTTGAACATCTTGATCTTTAGTCATATCAGTGATTAACGTAGCTACTGTTTGTTGATTTCTTGCTATTTTTTCAAGTAGATCGGTCTCAGCTTGTTTCTTTTCAAGTATCGATTCTTTGATTTTTGCTGTACTTTCTCCGGTTAGATCACTTAAACAGTGTGGACATTGGTTATTCTTAAATATCTCTAGTTTTTTATCAAATTCAGCAATATTTGCGTTACTAGTTGCGGTTTTTTGTCTAAAATTAGTAGCTTTTATTTTTATTCCATCAATTTTAGCTTTTATTGCGTTATATTGTGACAGATGCGATTCTTTTACCAATGTTTTCGATGTAATATCATCATTTATTTCATTTGTTCTGTCTTCTACTGCCTCATTTAACCTTTCTCTAAGTGAATTTAGTTGATTTACTGATGTTTCAAGCAAGCTATTATTCTTAAGTATATTAGAATCTATAATTTCGATATGTTTTTTATTATCCTTTAGATCATCTTTAATGCTGGTTTTCATATCAGTTAATAAGTCTATACCAAACATAGGGTCTACTATTTTCCTCTTATCGGCTGCTGTTAGATTAACAAATGATTTAAAATCGTCGAATGACAGGCTTATTGTATTACAGAATATTGGAAAATTAAGTCCAAGTAATTCAGATTCTACAAAGTCGTCTATTTTACGTTTATCTGGTAGATTATATGGAACTCCATTTATTTTTACAGAACTGAAATTAGGATCTATTCCTCTTTCTATTTCAACAATGTCTCCCTTTGATGTTTCAAACTGGTTGTAGGTATATGCTTGTTTATTTACCCAATTTGGAATGTCTTTCATTTTTCGAAGAGCTGATCTTCCATATGCTGAAATAGTAAGTGCCTCTTTTATTGAACTTTTTCCAGCACCGTTTTCACCAGTCACATGTACAAGTTGAGCACTGGTACTAAACACGTATTCCTGTATTTTGTTACCATATGATAATAAATTCTTCCATTTAATTTTTACAAATCTCATTATTCGTAGTAGTTTTTAATGTCTTTAATTTTATCGTGTATTTCTTTAAATTTAGCAGATACTTTACCAGATAAAATTGATGGTATCTCTCTAGCTTTTAGATATTCATTTAATACATCGAATATATTGTACTCATATGAATCGTGAATGTCAAGTTCCTCAGCATCTTTATCAGAAGCATATGGATAAAATTCAATTAATCTATGACCTGAGTCTTTAACTAACTCTATAAATTGAGTAATAGGAAATACTTTAGCTAACTCACTATCAATAAGGATATCAACGAAGTTGTTGTTAAACATCTCTTTAATCTCGTTTAAATTCTTATTTAAAATTTCATCTGCTTTAAATTTTACAAATCTTGGAGAATATGTATTTTCAAAGAATGTTTCTACTATATCGGGGCCCTCCATGTTTAGTTTATAGAAACCCTTGATGTTACCATGATCTCCACGATCAAGTTGATAAGGAGTGCCTATGTAGCTCATGTTGGCATGTTCTTGTCTAGTGTGAATGTGACCCGAGTAAATCTTCTTAAAACTCGATAATTCTTTTTTATTTAAACCATGTGCAAGTTTAACAAATTTATTTAATTTGAAATCTTTGATATCAGCATGACATAATATATAGTCAACCTTTCCCTTGTGAGCATTAACTTTTATTGAAAGTTGATCATTATCATGTTCCCATGGTAGCATTAAAAATCTGTGTTTTCCATTAATGTTTAGAACCCGTGGAGTCTCATATACTGTAATATTATCGAATATTAACGGAATTTCTTTTAGTGAATGTACATCAGTTCTATCTTTGTAGTATACGTCATGGTTTCCCAATATAATGTGAACCCCCTTTGGAAATGTCTTTGAAAATACTTCGAATATATTATGTGACGCGTTGGCTATTCTAACATTAGTAGATTCTCGTACATGGTTCCAGTCTCCTGCTTGAAATAGTACATCTTGGGTTGGGTCAAATCCATCAGCGATAATAGTATCTATGAACCATCCAATTAAGAATTCATTTTGAATATCAAACCAGCTATTAGAATTATTCTTAATACCAATGTGAAGATCTCCAAGTAAATAAATGTTTCTAATGTTATTGAGGTTCATGTTAGTGCATTTTTCGTTTATTCATTTTTCCGTCTAGGAATTTATATTTAGTATTGAGCTCTACTATTAATTCCTCTTGTATGTCAACTT